CGGTCCTGTTCTTCCATCTGAGCTAGTCTTTGTTTGTCAAAAGTCTCTTGCTCATTGTAAACCTTAAGGGCACGTTCCCTGAGTTGATTGTTCTTTATGTAGTTGTCTATGGTAGCTTGTGCAACCTCTTCAGGTATACCCTTACGATAGAAGTCATTGAGTATCCAATTGGCTTGGATGTCAGGGTCTGACTCAAAGGTATCTCTATCTACTAATCCTTGAGAAGGTTCAGTAAAGAACTCTTCATCAGAACCGCCTCCTTGCACGTGTAAGAAGTATGAGTAGGCTCTAGGGTATTGGCCTTTAATGTACTCATCAAATTCCTTAACTGCAGAATCTCTTACTACTGATTCTCTCATAGCCACACCTTCAGGGGATAGGGGATCTACATCTCCATATTCAACCTCTACAGGCTTACCTGTTAAGTTGTCTACGTTAGTCCAAAACTCTGTAGAATCTATAGGCTCATCAGGGTCTATAGGTTCAGCAGGATCTGTTGCAGCCTTTTGGATTGTACCATCTTCTAACTCTTCATAACCTTCCAATAGATTACCATCAGCATCTAATCCTTCTGCAGGTTCAAGTGGTGGATCTTGTGTAAGGTTTGCAAGGTTTGTAGGTGGGTCTACCTTAGCAGGTTCTGCATTGTTGTCTATGTCTGCCAAGCTTGGAGGTAAGGGTTCACCTCCCCCGGAACTTGGACTGCCGGGTTCTCTGTAAAGTTTTACGAACTTCATATTTCTAGTTTAAGTTTACTTCTTTGGGGCAGGTTTAGATTTTGCAATCTTTTCTTTAGAGGCAATCTCTTGACCCTTAAGTGCTCTGTCCTTTTCTTTCTCTCTTGCATCATGTACTCTAGCTTCTCTTTGGCCTTGTAAGGTTGCCATAAACTTTTCTCTTTCTAGAGTAAGTTTAGCAACTTCTGTGGCATCAGGAATTCCATTATTGTTTGCATCTCCGTTTTGGAATGTAAAAGTACTGAAAGTTCCTCTAATATTTTCTATATCTTCTTTTCTATCATACTCTTCTTGCATTGAACCTCTCTTCAGCAACTCTTGGTATTCCATGAATTGTTTCTTACGTTCATCAGCAGCAACTTCTGCCTCTTGTTGAGATTGAGCTGATTGCTGTTCTGCCTTAGCTTGTATCTCTTCAATATGATTTAACTTGGACTCTAGGTCAGCTATATTTTGTGACTTGAGTATGTGTAGGATAGTAGAAGGTTTTACATTATTCTGAAGCATTGCTTGTACACTGCCTTCTAGCTTGTTCTTAATAGCCATAGCTTCAGCAGAAGATTGTACCATAATACCTAAGTCTGCAGAGCAATACTCAGTAGGTTCAATCTCTAGGATTTCAGTATTAAGGTCAGTGCTATTCCATACCTTGTAGACACCATCTATAGCTAAGAACTTAGTCAAGTCTAATATACCCTGTAGTTCTCTTTCTACCCATTCTTCAAATAGGTTAAATATCATATCAGTAATAACTGTAGATTGGAAGGTAGCTCTTTCATTAACTCCTACTAAGTCTGATGCATAGGTCTGTCCTTTACGTTGTCTGTTGATTCCTATAAGGTCATCCCACTCAGACTTAAAGTGCATCTGTAAATCTATCAGCTGTTTAATAGAGTCATACAGACTCATATCTAAAACCTGGTATTGATTGTATCCTTTATCTACACCTACTTGGTTTCTATTGATAAGACCATAACCCATAGCTTCTGCATAGTAGAAGAACTTCTCTTCATCCCATCCTTCTTCTCTTGGTATTACATTCTGATCTAATAGTACTATCTTACCTTTACTTCTTGCTATAGTACGTTCAAGGGTATAGGTTATAATGATGTACATGATTTGGAGAGGAAGGCCAATCTCCATTACAGATACGTTCTGTGAGTGAGTGTCTGAGAACTTCCTACCATTGTAAGGTAGTTTAGTCTTAGAGAAGTTAGACATTGAGTTACGTTGAAAAGGGAATGCTCTCTTTCTAAGGTAGATGTCGTGAGACAACTTAGTACATTCATATATCTCATTAGCCCAGTGCCATTCTACTGATTCAGTTGTTGTATCTACTGGGTAGTCCTCATCTACTTCTATTGTCTCTACCTCTTGAGTCTCAGGGTTCATTCTAGTCAGCATACCCCACTTCTTTTTACCCTTCCAAACTGTATGTAGTATTCTTACCTTATTACCTCTTGATGTTTCAAGGGTAGATGATAAATGGTCATAGAGGTGTGTAGGGGAGTTATAGATGGTAGTCTGCTCCATCTTTTTAATGTTGTCTTCTACTAGTTCAGTGTAGTATCTATCTACTGCATCTGAGACTGTTACGAAGTCTTCAAACACTACCCACTCACCATCTTCTATGAAGTCCTCCTCAGGAGATTTATCATAGTCAATCATTAATGGAGATATAGCTCTGTAAACAAACTGATTGTTCTCTATAGTTTTAAAAGAGTAAGTCTCCCCTACTATTACCCAATGTTTAAAACACTTGTTTAACTTCTGACGTAAGTAAGATTCTGCTATGATTCTAGTTAACCATCTTTGTCCTTTGATAGCTACTGCATCTTTGTATGATGATGAGAACTTACTCTTAATACCATCAGGTATCTCTAGGGAGTCTAGTCTATCTTGAACTTGTTGAACTGCTTCTTCTGATGCAGGTTGTCCATCTTCAGTAAGTAGACCTTCTTGCATCATCTGTTTCATCAGCATGTTCCTAAAGTGCTCTGTGATGTTAGATGTTACCTGAGACTTTAACTCTTCTTGGTATCTAGAATACCCATCATCTGATATGTTGTTGACTTGGTAGATAAATGGTCTCCTAGGGTATTCAGCCATTAGAAGATCCAAGTTGGTTCTAAGGATACAGACAGGTCTTATCTTAGCCGGGAACTGTTTGTGCTTAGGGTCTTTAGCTGATAGTGGGTCTGTATGTTGTAGAAACCAATCAGTAGGAAACTTTGCATTGTATACATCATACAAGACTTTAAGGTCTCTAGCATCATTACTCCTTGTACGGCCGTAGAATCTACTTACACCTACATAGTAGTTGCAGCAATTCTCAAACCACTTACCGTTGTCTTTGATTTTATCAGCCCATAAAAGGGTTTGCATTGGTTTGCCAGAACTGGTTATCTCACCCATGATACACTATTTTTTACAAAGATACAAAACTTTTAATAGAGAGATGTATTGTCTTCTGCAATGGATGTTCCTGTAAACAAAGTTCTTGAGTAAAAGTCACTTTTTGTTTGTGCTGTTTTTACTCTATAAGCTACATTCTCTTTAATCATAAACATAGCTATAAGTGTAGAAGACATTCTATCAGAGTTCTGTATACCACCTCTTCTCATTTCTCTTAGTAGACCTACATCATATATCTGATGGACATTGTAGATAGGCGTGTGGTCTGCTCTTACTCCTCTAATCTCCATGTGCCACTCAGCCATATAAGTCATACCCATCTTCTTTCTATCAGTAGTCATGTTCATAAGGTAAGACCTGTTCTTTTGCTTAGAAGCTATCTCCTTGTTGTGTAACATCTCAGGTTCAAAGTCTAACCAATGTAATAGTCTCTTTTGCTTAGCATAGTCTAAGACTGATTGTCCTCCACCTGATATCTCCCCTTGAGCAGTAGCATTATAGTACATACATAGGTTGAATAGTATCTCGTGGCACCTAGCTAGTTTAGGTCTACCTGTATACCAAGCTATTGGTAATCCTGTGTAGGAACTATCGTGTGGGTTGTCTAGTTTAAAGACTCTAATGTCAAATAAAGAAGTAAGGTCATCAGCATCATCTTTGTAGAAGGAGTCAAAGACTAACTTGTACATACCTGATGGTACTTTACCGTTCTGGTCCTTGTAAGGTCTTTCACATATAGTCACACAACCTGTAAGGTCGTCTCCTCTCTTATGTGGGTATTGGTTTATAGGCTTAGCCTTGCTGTCAGGTAGAAACTCTACACCATTTAAAGCTGTATCAGATTCTGACGATACTAGGTTACCATGACGTAGTAAGGCTTGTATAGTTGTAGATGATTCAATCCTCTTAATCTGTTGGTCTATCTCGTGGACATTAAAGTCATTGAGTTGTAATCGTTGGAATAGTTCAGAAGGTCTTTGTGGGTACTCAGCCTTTCTTCTATCAATATCTTTAGGATCTCTAGACTTGGACTTCTTAACTCTCTCTTCATTATCAGATAGTAGTGACTTC